GAGATGCCATTCTATGTCTTTGGATTCAGCGGTTCTTCTTATACCAGACAATCTGTCTCTAATATTGAGCTTTTTCCAGTGTGATACTCTATCCTTTGTTTTATCGGTTTTCACCCATTCACAAGTCTGCTGCATGTTATGCTCTTTTGGTTCGACTTCTCCATTTTTTTTGCGTTCCCGAAATGCTTTAGAATAGTTCTTTTCTTTGTTGAGTTTTGCGTGATATTCTCGACGTTCGGGGTCCGCGTCTCTAGCTTTATTCTTCTCGCGACACTTTTTACACGTGTTACATGGACCACGAGCCCCTTCAAATTCCGCAAGAGGTTGTGGAGCGCGAGTACAGTTTGTACACTTTTTGGTTTGTTCCGCCATCCTTAATATATGGGGGGTCTTTTCTTTAAACCGATCCCAGGAACTCGGATAAAGTTCTTGGGGCCGAAGCCCGTTTTTTTGGCGAGTGGGGTTAACCACCCATATGAAATATAATAAAAGCAAGTCCTCCCATTTAATTGCTAAATGCGAGGCCCCCCATCCCGGATTGAATGCGCAGGATGTTGTAGTTCACCGCGAACATCTTCTGCAGAGGCGCCGCCAGGGTCTTCATGTTCAGGGACACCTGAGCGTTGTCAATGCGCGAGAAGTTGCAGGTGCCGGTTGGCTGGTGCTCCTCTGGCTGCAGGGCGAAGGAGTACACGTAGATGCCTGGGTAGGGCGTGCCCGAGTGGTACACGTATGGCTGGTACTGGTTGAAGTACTTGCCCAGCTGCTCCTTGAAGCGGTCCTGGCCGTTCAGCACCAGCTTGAAGTCCTTCATTGGGCCAACCTCCTTACCGGCGGCGCCGGCCAGAGCGGTGCCCTCCTCAATCCAGAAGATGTTGGACGCCGACGCGGTGTTGGCGCCGAACAGACGGGGAGCGCCAATGGTGTGGGGCAGATTGCCACCGCCGATCACGAGGGGAGAGACGTTGGAGGTAACCTGCACGTTCGCGCACGACGTGGAGAAGTTCCACATGCTGTTGGTGGCAGTGGAGGCGGTGTTCTGGTAGCACCACACCAGCTCCTTCACTGGGTGGTTGAAGGACAGGCGCACCGTCTGGGCGAGGGAGGTGATGGAGTCACCACCGGTGTGCTGCACCTGCTCGATCAGGTACTCGTGGCCCTTCTGGGCGAAGCGGCGACGCTCCTCAGTGTCCAGGTACACGTAGTTGGCCCACACCTCGAACACCTGGGAAGAGGCGCCGAAGTAGTTGGTGAAGGTGGACGTCAGGTCGAAGTCCAGGCGGACCTCGTGGTACTGCAGGGCAATCAGGGGCAGGTACAGGCCGGGGTTGCGGTTGAAGAAGAACAGCAGGGGCAGGTACACGTAGTTCTTGTTGGTGGTGTCGTTCAGCTGGGTGGTGGTCAGCTTGCCGTAGTTGATCTTGTCCGCCTCGTTCAGGAACACCTCGGCGTACAGGCGGAACCACGCCTGGTAGTGCTTGTCGATACGCTGGCCACCAATGGTCAGCTCCACTGCCGCAATGGCACGCTCAGCCACCCAGCACAGGTCAGACGTGCTGTTGTCCGAGGTCAGGTTGGCACCCGCCGCCAGGGTGGGCTGCAGAGCAACGTACATGTTGCCGACCAGATCGCCGTTGCGGGCAATGGTCACGGACACGCGGCCGCTGTTGGAGGGCGTGCCGTTCACCGTCTGCTGGATGTTCTCCATCGCAAAGTTGGTGTGGCGCTTGTACACCGCCTGGAAGAAGGTCACCTTGGGCTGACCAGTCAGATACACATCCTGAGCACCGTAAGCAACCAGTTGCATTAACCCGCCGGCCATTTTCGCTTTGTATTATTCCCCAAGAAAAAAATTTAGACGGATTTCCATTTAAACCCACCGGCTGAGCGACCCCTTCCCTTGCAGCACCTACCTATATGAGACCTATCAGTGTTTGACTTTTCTGATGCTTCCCTTATATTATCATATTCTGCTATAAGGGTCTTCAAGTCAAAGGACCATTGCTGGATCTTAGTAAACTTCATAACCTTGTTGTCCACCTGGGGTTCGGCCTGATTCACAAACTTCCACTGGAACCCTCCCGCAGTTTTTCGACCCTCCTTTCCGTTACATACACGGCCTATGTTCACGGCCAAGGCCCCGTTACCCCCCGAAGCTTCCTCGATCGACACAAACGTCCTGAGGAGTTGGGCGCCATCCTTGGACCACTGCTGGACGGATTTTAGATTAGCTAACCTAATCAACTCACGAGCCTCCTCGTCGTGGTGCTTCCCAAACATGGCGTGACGGTCGCCGGAGCGGACAGAGCTCATAAGTTCCTTTGTGTCCTCATGAAGAACCTTGTTCCTGTTCCCGCCCGTCTCATTGTTGTACCCGCCTGGGGCCAAGGTTCCACGATGGGCAATCTCCTGGATCTCGAGGTCGTCCAGGCGCTCTTGCCAGTTTCCGTCCCTGGGGAAACTGTGAAGAATTTCAATCTGAAATTTGTCCCATCCGTGTAGACGAATGGCGTTGTACAGGTGTCTTTTCCGGCCGTTGTTAACGTCGGAGATGTGTCCGTTCAGGCGAATTTGAAAGTCGTCCTGAACCGTCTGACCTATATATTCCTTACGTGGCTCGAGCTTGCACTTTATGGAATACACAAAGGGCATGCACTACTGAAACTAGCGTAGATTTCTTTAGACGAGACGTGCGCCCAGACGACGCGCCGATTTTCTGGCGCCCTATTAAATGTCTCGCGTGCCACGCCCGCCACCCCCAAGCCCCCCACACGAGGACGAGGAGGACGAGGAGGACCTGGACGATACAGAGGAGATGGACGAGATGGACTTTGGCGACCCCATGGAGGCCCTGGGCGCTTTCCTGGCGACCGAGGACGGTGAGACCGTCGCCACCGCCCTGGTGGGCCTGAAGGACGCGACCGAGAAGATCGCCCTGAACCTCGAGATGCAGAACAAAATTCTGGTCAAAATTCTGTCAGCCGTGTCCAGCGTGAAGGGCTGTGAGTGCAAGGTGCAGCCGCAGTACATCGCCGCACCCGCTTAAAAAAGTCTGCCCCATTCTTAGTAATGTCAAGCGCCAAGAAAGTCCACACAATCCAGAAGGATATTACTCCCGAACACGATGAAGAAATTCGGATGGCTCACCATACCACCGAAGTCAACTCATGGACGATTGAGGAACTTGAGTCAAAAATAACTCAAGCAGAGACCGATGCTGGTTTTCACATTCGAGCAAACACTCTCGCGGCTGACAAGTCGTGGGCGTACGTCTTGTTTCTGAATGACCAGGAGCGTGATGCGGATGGCTATCCGCGCAATCATATAGTAGAACACGTGAAGACGCGCAAGGACCGTTTCGTCAACAGTTGTAGGACCCTCCTGACGCGTGTGGATAATCTCAACGCCAACAAGCGTCCGAGCAAGGATGTGAACGGGGAGGAATTTACGATTGAATTTCGGATCCGTCGCCTGATTGTCGACCGTCAGGAGATGTTTGAACAGTTTCGCATCTGGGACCGTCGTTTCAATCGTATCAACAACCCGACGCTCGCCATAGACAACAACGACTCGTCCCTGAAGGATGACGATTCCAACACGCCTTACCAGAAGCTTCTCTTGTTTCTGCTTCATCAAGCGTATGACGAGGGGTATCGCCGGTACCGTGACCAATGTTGTATAGAAATTCGAAACACCCGAGCCTGGAAGCAGGTCAAGGAGATCAAGGACTTTGTGTACGACACGACACAGAAGGAGGACAATCCTGAGATGTGGAAGAACCTGACAAGCCGTGGGGGCCTCGTGGGTGATGTCGTGCGTCACCTCACCAACTGCAAGGATTTTCAGTTTCCAGAGATCAAGAAGGATCGGCACACGTGGTCGTTCCAGAACGGCCTGTTGGCGGGCAAGGATTGGGACGTCGAGCAACAAAAGTACCGAATCAAGTTTTACCCTTACAAGTCGCGGGAGTTTCGGGAATTGGATCCCACGCTCGTGAGCTGTAAATATTTCGACTTGCCGTTCGATTCGTACGATGAGATCGAAGACTGGTACGACATTCCCACGCCGCATATGCAGTGCGTCCTGGATTATCAGAAGTTCGATGCCGATGTGTGTAAGTGGATGTACGTATTCTGTGGCCGTCTGTGCTTCGAGGTGAACGAGCTGGACGGTTGGCAGGTGATTCCGTTCCTGAAGGGTATCGCGCGTTCTGGCAAGTCGACCCTGATCACGAAGGTTTGTAAGTTGTTCTACGAGTGTGAAGACGTTGCGACCCTCTCGAACAACATCGAAAAGAAGTTTGGTCTCCAGAGCATCTACCGTGGGTTCATGTTCATCAGTCCTGAGATCAAGGGAGATCTTCAACTCGAACAGGCCGAGTTTCAGTCTCTGGTGTCAGGCGAGGATGTGTCGGTGGCGCGAAAGAATGAGACGGCGCTGAGCATGCAGTGGAAGACGCCAGGTATTTTGGGCGGAAACGAGGTTCCCAACTGGAAGGACAATTCAGGGTCTATTCTGCGTCGCTTGGCCACGTGGAACTTTGGGCGTCAGGTGGCGGATGCCGATCCCCATCTGGATCAGAAGCTCGAGCAGGAGATTCCCGCGATTCTGTGCAAGTGTCTACGGGCCTATCTCGACTATGCGCACAAGTACTCTGACAAGGACATCTGGAACGTGCTCCCCAAGTACTTCAAGACGGTACAGAGCCAGATTGCGCAGGTTACGAACGCGCTCCAGCACTTTCTGTGCTCGGAAAAGTTCAAGTTTGGTCCTGGCCTTTTCATGCCCCAGACGCTATTCATCGCACGGTTCAACGAGCACTGCAAACAGAACAACCTCGGAACGCATCGGTTCAATCAGGACTTTTACGCGGGCCCCTTCAGTGCCAAGGAACTCGAGGTTCGGATGGACTCGCAGATTTACAACGGAAGCGCCTACTCGACGCAACCTTTCATCTTCGGTCTCGACTTTGTGGCACAAGAATAAAATGTAAGAAAACAGTAATATGGAATCCATCGAGGATCAGACGCGAGCTCGGATCGCCAAGTTTCAGAAACTATGGCGATCCAAGCGCGTT